AGTGCACATTTACATGGTATACCGATTATAGGCAAATACGCCCATGTTTCCACTACTATGTTTAGGGCTTTATCTAATATTGCTAATTTATTCGGTTATTCTAGACCAGCTCTTGTTTCAGATTTTAGTTTCGTTAGAGAAAGAAAATTTCCGAATTTTTCTTCCACTATGCAGAAAGATCCTGTATATAAAGCAACACTAGATGATAAACAGGAGGTTTCTATTGATCCTCGTGTTATAGGCTTCAATGGTAAAGACAATATGTTAATATCCGATATAATTGAGCGATCTGCAATCATTCAAAACGTTACGTGGAGAACTACTGATATACCGGGCAAATCAATTCAATTTTTCAATGTTTCACCGAACCATTGGGTGACCGGTTTAGGGAGTGCCACAAATCGGATTTGCATGAATCCATTGACTTATGTAGCGCAATCTTTTAGGTATTGGCGAGGTTCAATTCGTTTTAGATTTGTTGCTATTGCGTCGTCTTTTCATAGAGGTAGGTTGCGTTTAGTTTATGATCCAGCGGGTTTTGGCACTGTGACTGCTACTACAGTATTTGAATCAAATACAAATTATAATTACGTATGGGATTTAAGTGAGTCTCATGAAGCTACAATGGATGTGTGTTTTATGAGCCACTTACCATATTGTAGAACTGTTCGTCCTGGGGCACCTAATATATTTCAAGGTTTTTCAGCTATTTATGGAGGTGCCAATGGGTTAAATCATAATCCTAGTTTTGATAATGGTTCTATTGCTCTTGTAGTTCAGAATGATTTAACATGTTCTGGTCAAGCAGTATCAGATATTCAAATTATGTGTTACGTGTCAGCAGGTCCCGATTTTGAATTTTTTGAACCAGAACAAGGTATGGACGATTATAGTTTCTTTCCACAATCAGGAGAAATGATGCAGGATGATTTAATGTTGCGTTCTGCCACAGCTGATGTAGTTTTTGGGAATTATATTCCTATAAACGATAGAGCACCACAAATTTTTCATGGTGACCCTGTTATTAGTTTACGTTCTTTATTGAAACGGTACGTTAATTATTTTGTTTTACCAGTTCCTGCCGTTCCTACAGGTTCTTCAGTGCTAAACTGGAACTTGAGTGGTTACCCCATGAACCGTGGCAAAGCTGTTAATGGAATGCATTTGGCGGGTACTACATCTACTAATTACGTCAATAACACACATATAGCCTGGTTTTCTGCATTATTTATGGCTAAACGAGGAGGTATGCGTTGGCGTGTTACTGATGTGTCTCCTAAAGATTTGTCTTTTGGTCATTTGCAATTAATGCGGACACCAAATGCAAATTTTTTGGCTAATATAGGCGCAGCACCTTCTGGTACGTCTACAAGTGCAATAGCCAAATCTTATTTATCAACATTCACATTGGGAAGTGTGGGTGCTAAATCATCCATAAATGGTTTTACATTAGGTGAAACCATGGGTGGTGGAAAGATAGCAGCCGACATTGAGCTACCTTTTTATAATAATCGGCGTTTTATCCCGTGCAGAACGGGTGATAATTCTAGTCCTAG